GTAACAGCCTGAGCTGAAGTTCCTGTTGATTCGTTAAATTCTGAAGCTGTAAGGATTACAGGTTTCTTTACCTGGATTGTTGCACCCTTTCCATTCACAAAGGTTTCTGAATAATCCTTGTAGATCAGATTCGGAAACACAAGGTTTTCAATAAGTCTTGGTAAGAGATTTCTTGCTATGTTTTTTACAGTAATAAAACTATTTGGCATATTCTATTTCTCCTCTATTTTTATTTTTCTTTCTTTGACATTGCAGTGTAATACTCTGCATCTGACATTTTTTCGAATTCTGTCTCGGCAGCTCCTCCATGGGAACCTCCACTATTGACTGTTACATTTGTTTTGTTGGGATCATCATCATTTGAGCTTTCATTGAAAAGATATGACTCATCCTTCTTGAGATTATCCATCTGATCCTTCAGGCCGATTATATTGCCGTCTACATTTTTCAATTTATCCATGTCCAACAAAGCCTTTATTGTCTTAGGATTCCTTGCACCGGCTTTCGACAATTCAGCCTCCAGACTATGGTTAAACTGCATCTCTGATATCTGCTTCTGTGCATCAGTTTCAGCCTTTTCAGCCTTCACTTTCCAGTCATCAGCTGCCTTCTTGATGCCATCGATATCCATTACCTTAAAGTCTGAAATCTGCTTATTGGCATCTGTCAGTTGCACCTTCACACCGTCAAGTTCTGTTTTCTGAGCATCAAACTTACCTTTGCCTACATACTCACCGCCTGCAAGGTTGCCCAGCTTGACATCCTTCTTGTCCTTTAATGCTTCTGATAACTTGTTGTAAAGCTCATCTGAAATGATTCCTTTTAAAAACTCCATGTATCCTCCTATTTCACGCTGATTTTATTAACTGTGAGTTCACTCTCACAACTGCGTGTGCAGCATTTAAAGCCCTGCTACCTGGGCAATTTGACATGAAAAATAAGCCTGTTTAACGTCTATTGCTTAAAGACGTATAAATCTTAGATCCTTCCGACTTGCTTCTTCAGACCAGTCTGATCAAGAAAATCATCATGAATACTGTTCCACTGTGATATTTTGGCAGCGGCTTCATCAGTAGATTTATTAATAGCCTTCATGCCAGCATATTCACGCTTCCACCTCCGGATGTTCCTCTCGATGTATCTCTGCTTATCAATAGCATCAGCTTCATTCATCTTGTGGCCATTGTATGTGTACTTCTCAACTTCCATCTCCTCAAGATCCTTTTCTGTATATGCCCTGGTTGATATTCCTTCGAAGAAAGGATAATAGTTATGCTTACAATTCCAGCCCCCAAGACCAGCTCCAGTTCCATAACCAGTAACAACCTTAAAGTCCTGATAATTTGGATGGGATCCACTACGACTAAAAATCTTGCCCTGCCATAAAGCATGAGAAGGTCTTGCCCCAGCATGTGCTGAAGTCTCCACCAGGTCACATCCCATTTCATCAGCTCTTACATCCTGCAGCTTCATGGCCGTCTGATTCACTCCTGTAAGAGTTGCTCTTCTGACAGCTGCCTCAATATAGTTTTTATGACCATTAGGATATTCAATTACTGCAATACCTTTTTCAGAAAGACTTTTGACTGCCCTTCTCATGGCGGTCTCTGTATCAAAGGATCCTGTCACCACCTGCATGTAAGTCCTGTCCAATATCTGTTCAAACTGTCTTGACCCTGTCTGTGCTGCAGTCCTGGTTAAATTCTCAAACAATCCATTTGTATTGCTCATACCTGCTTTCAGCACGTTTATTAGAGCTGGTGACTGTTTTATGGATAAAGGCTCAAGACCTGCAGCCTTGTAGATAGCATCGTCAACTTTCAGTGTCTGATAACCAGCTTCTTCGAATAGATCCTCAAGTTCAGATACTCTTTTACCAGTAACCTTTGAAAGCCTCTTGAAAATAGCATCATGAACATTCCCCATCTCAATAGCTTTCCTGTATTGAAACTCAGCCGAAGGTATGAAATAATCATAAGTTGCAATCCTTCTGGCCATGTCCGCTATTATATCCATTTCTGCCTTAGAGTAAAGCTTCACCAGGCTATCAGGGTATTTGTCCAGCTGCTCCGGAGTTAACATCTACATCACTTCCCAAAATTCATTAGATCATCATCAGACATATTGCTTGCGACCATTTTCTTTGCAGTCACTTCGTCTTCGCCATAGTATTTCATCCTGAACTCATACTTCTGCATCAGACCATCCCTGACTTCACCCATATCCCTCAATCTCTCGGATTCCTTGTCAATGATGACACTATCATCAAACATGATATTGACTTGAGCATCCGGATTCACATTCTCACCAATAATCGTCTTTCCTAGCCAAAGTACAGTTTTTACCAGTGAATGAAGGGCCTGCTCAATTATGATATAGTGCTTACTGGCATTCTGCATGAGCTCCTGCTTGTCCCCTGAGTACTGGGTGGCAGTTACTATACTTCCAGCATTGAATTGATAATGTTTAGTACCAAAGCCACACTTAAAACTCAAATAATCAAGATGTCCCTGGATGCCTTCTTTATTCTCCTCAACCCTTAATTCAGGATTGTACTCATATAACAGTTTATCTTTATCAAGATCAGGATCTCCCATTTGAACGAAAAGCTGTTGTGCCATATCATCTGGAGTAATCACATATCCTTCTGAATCTCTCTTGATCATGGTCTCGTTCATAAAGACTTTCTTACCACCTAGCTTGAAGTCCCTGCAGAAGTTGTTAAATGCAAGGTCCACACCCTTCAGGTTGTCTATGGCATCAGCAAAGACACTTATTCCAAGTCCAATCCCATCTCCGATATTATTGACAATATTAGGAGTTATGATGCAGAAAAGAGGTATGTCAGAACCCGTATTGAACGACTCAATTATTCCTTCCGGAAGCTCCACCTCCTTGAGCTCTCCCTCGTCTTCTTCCAGGTAAATGTTTGTGATCCTGTATCCAGTTTTCTCTATAGTATGAGTCTCCACATAGATGTAAGTTGTACCCTTAAGCAGCACCTCACTTGTAAATGCCACCTCTATTATCTTCCCCTGCCTCACTGTGAGTGGAATAATATTCTGTGCCGGCAGATACTCGAATACAATCTTTGTATTAGGATCCTTTACTACTTCATCTCCATTGATTACCATTCCAGTCAGCTTTGATACAATGGCTCCGGTACCACTGTAGAATGCCTTTTCGACCAATTCATTTGCCTTTGTCCAGAAATGATTAACACCAAGAACACCACCTATCTGGTTGTCACCCTGGAGGAACTTGTTGGAAGCTTCATCCTCTACAACTATTTCAGTCTTCTCATTCAAGAGAAGTGAAGCCCAATCCTCACAGACCTTCTTTCCCATCTTGAGAGTATACATGGACCTGTCAATCATCTTCTCTCCTGAGAGCTCCCTGAAATGATGAAACGGCTTGTGATATCCCTTCCACCAGTCTCTCCATTCTGATATATGATTGTAATATGAGCCCTTTATGCTGTAGCCTTTCTTCTTATTCAAGTATTCAATTACTTGCTGTATGTTCATCTACACACCTCCTTAACTTGGTATAAGTTTCTTCATGAATCTTTCCCAGCTGTATTCAAATGCATCCAGGATATCTATGTCAGAGCTGAAGTTATCCAGTCTGACATCCTTACCCTGTTCGCTGGCCTTCTGATCCCATAATGCTCCTTGTAGCCCTTTAATGACAAGGGTGCAATCTCTCTTGATATACAGCCTCTTGAGATTCAACAGTGTGATCGTACAGTAAATCCTCTGCACAATCTCATTCTTAGCTGCATCTCCAATCGTTAATGGCAATCCTGCTTTCTTACCTGCCTTCTTCATTCCATTGATCAAATACTGAGCCTCATTGTCACAGAAGCCATACTTGATATACACTCCTGGATATTCCTCCTGAAGCTCTTTCACAAACTTGATGAACTCTGTATTTACCCTGTCACTGTCTATATCTCCCTTCTTGCCTTTGATATGATGGTCCTTAACCACTGTAAGCTTCTTGAAGTTGAAATGGATAGCCGTGGCCACAAATGTTGTCAGTGATCTGTTGCCTCCATAGTCGACTCCAATTGTTATAAAATCTATGTCTTTTGTAACTTCATCCACCAACCAGTTATCAGGATTATCTGCAAACTGACCATAAATAACACCTTCAGCAGCCACCCAAAGGCCTAGAATAAAGCGTTTAAAAAAGACACCTGAAAACATGTTCCGGTATCTTTCCTTGATTTTCTCTGACAGACTGAGGTTATCATCCATAGTGAAATGGAGATAAAGCAGCTGTTTTTCTTTAATTTTGTCAATCCAGTTCAATTTGAACCAATGGTTCGGGTTATCAGGATTGCAGTTGAACCAGAACTTCGAACCTTCAACAGAACATCTACCTGTTGCCTGGTTGACGAAAGACTCCGGCATGAGAGCTACCTCATCAAAGAATATTCCTGCCAGAGTAATTCCCTGGATCAAGTCCTGGGACCTTTCGTCCTTTCCACCGAAGATGTAGAAGTAGTTGGTAACATCTCCCTTTCTGACTACAATCAAATTGTCTGCCCTGTGGTCCTTGACTTTGTACCCTCTGGACCAAAGCATGAGCTTCAACCAGAATAGGACATTCCTCCTGAAGGATCCAATAGTCTTTCCACACATTCCAAAATTCTGCTGCGTGAATGACTCCATTGCCCACATTACAAAGGACAATGACATTGATAGCGTCTTGCCGGACCTTATGGCCCCATCTGCTATGATGCCCTCTTTCTCGGAAACCGGGGAATTCTTACACCACCAGGTCAATACCTTCAGCTGCTTATTAGAAAAGGGCTTGAACTTGAATACGGCCTTTTTTATTCCTGCCATATCTCATCAACCTTCCCCTCAAGAGCTTCCATGAAGCCATCATTTTCATCTGAAGCATCCTCATCATCTTTGATTTTCGCAACCTCTGCATTAATCTTACTGATCTCGGCATTATATTTGGATATCCTTGCAGTCTGTTCATCGGATACTAGTCCAGCTCTCTCCAGCTCAGTGAATGTCTTCACCATGTTGTTGAATGTGGCCAGTGCCCTGGCTATAGACGCGAGTGCTGCGTTCTGCTTATCCCAGGCGAACTGGATATTGTAATCTTTTTCCCAGCTACTTGAATTCATACCATCTGATACCTTCTGCTTCTTCAGCTCTTTAGTCATGTCGTCAATGTCCTTAACATAAAGCTTCTTCTGAGCTGAAATAATATTGGCATAGAGGACTTGAATCTGGTCCATGAGCATATCAACCGGTGAGCTCTCCTCAATCTCCTCTACTATGTCCTTTAGCTCCTCCGGAAGGTACTTGGAAAACAGCCCATGCTTCCTGGCATTATGATTGCCTTTTGGTGCTCCGTGGCCAGCTGCATTTTGATTGCCGTAGGGTGCACCTTTTCCACGATTAAGGGTGCACCCCTTATCGC